AAAAGGAGTTCCCTATGGGCTCACCTTCACAGGTGTATAAGGGAAGGACCCAAGCGTTTTTTAGGGAGAGAAGATGAGGTTAGGTATGCAGTAGGCTTACAGAGGAGTTAGGTATATATAAAGGTAATTCATTCAATAATTCATTTATTCACTAGATCCTATTTTTGGAGTTGTTAGGGTTTTGTGTAACTTTGCTCTCTCCCCCTTTACACAGCCCCTAGTGAAGAAATTGAACAATTGAAGGTGAAATTGGGTCAAACAACGCTTGAACAATTGAAGAAATTCAGGCGAGCCGGTAGGTCGTTAGGGGTCGTCCGGCACCCGCATGGCCGCTCACATCCATCACCACGCGGTTCGCCTGGGTCAGGTTGGCCAGCACCTCGTCACGTTCGCGCACGCTCATGCTCTGCGTCGCCCTCGTCAGTTCGCCCTTCGTCGGATTCCCCAGCCGCTTGATCGCCCGCAACACCTCGCCCTGACGCTTCGCGAACGGGGTATCCGCGATCCAGTCGTCGGCCATCATCAGCACCCGGCGGGTCAGGTGGAGCACGACGTCCGCCGCCCATCGCGCCGCAGGCTCGTCGATGACGGGCTGCTGGCGGTCAGCGGAGCACGCATAGATGAGGGCGAGGCGGAGGGCCTTCTCTTCGGCGCGAGCCCACACGGGGCCTCCGGGCTGATTGGGGCGGGCCTGCTCGGCGTCGGCGATGGCCACCAACTCATCGAACACCCGCTCGGCCTCGGGTGTCGTCGGCACCTCACGCGGCGTGGGGTACTGCGATGCCATCGCCGTGGGGTATCCACCCCCCGATGCGTCGGTCCACCACCTCGCGGCCTCGGCGATGCTTGCCGGCGGTTCGCGGTGGGGGGCCTTCTGTCGCTCGGGCTTCTCGGCGGGTGCGTTGAACACCAGCAGCCGCCCGATGAAGCCGTCGGCCAGGTTGTCGGCGGTCAGCGCCGAGAAGAACGTCTCGGGCGTGGTCGTTCCGTGGAGCACGACGCACGGCTGAGCCACCTCGCGGTTCCGCTTGGCGTCGCTGTACGCCTTGCCCTTCCAGAGCCCGCGGGCGGCGCTGTAGAGTTTCATCAGGCTCGACACGATCTCAAACAGGTGCGGGTTCCGCGACTGGTCGCCGCTGTTCTTCAGGAACCGCCCGAGTTCGTCGACCTGAAACATGATCGCGGGGTTCTCCTGAACGCTCGACGCGAGCCCGGCGGCGCTGGCGATCTCTTCGCCGCCCTCAAGCTCGACACACCCCGCGGCGATGAGCACCTGCTTAGATACGTGCCGCGCGTGGTCCTTGCCAGCGCCGGACGGGGCCAGGCCGACGATGTAGACGTTCGGGGCGTTACCGCGGTACTCGCGGACCTTGCGCCCGGCGAGCACGGCCTGAAGGGCGATTGCGCCCGCCAAGGCGAGCACGGGTTGCGGTCGCGTGGCGGTCGCGAGGTTGTAGGCGACGACTTCGCCAATGAACCCCGGGACGTTGAGCAGGTGCTCGGGGAACGGCTCGACCTTCGCCGCGGGCGCGGGTTCGTCGATCGGCTTGCCCCACTGGGAGAGGTCGACGCCGTAGTCGGGCTCGGAGCCCATGCCGAGTGACGCGAGGGAGCACGCGGCGGCGTGGTAGTCGCCACCGTGCTCAAGGATGGTGAAGATGGCGAACGGGCTGTACGCGCGATTCGGTTCGAACGGGGGTGCGTTCGACGAGAACACGTACAGGGTGCGATGCGTCGGGCTGAACGTGGCGGACATGCCGTCGGACTTGCCGGGGCGTCGCCAGTGTTCGTTGTTGCCGGCGTTGCGGATGTGCGTCCACCCATGGCGCTCGAGCACGCCACGCCACTCTTCGAGCCCGTTGTAGACGTCGCCCGGCCGCTCACCCGTCGCCTGAATGATCGGTGCGTGACGCTCGGGGGCGACGGTGGGGCGGGCCTCGTCAAGGGCGAGCGCCGACTCCAGCAGGATGACCCGCTCGGCTTCGGTGATCGTCGCGAGTTGGTCGAGTTGCCCGTGGATGAGTTCGTACCCCGGTGTCGGGGCACACAGGAAGAACCCACCCTCGCCGCGCGTTTCGATGAGGCACGTCTCGGCGAACCACTGACCATCGACCTGACGCGGGCGGAGGGTCTTGCCCGCGACGACGACCGAGTCGCCGTCGGGGCAAGGGATCGACCTCGCGGCGAGTTTCTCATTGCCGCAGACGGCGACCTGACATTGGTACACCACGTGCTTCCCGCCGCTGGGGGTGGACTCGATGACGAGCCGCTCCAGCAGGCCGGGGGCGCGTTCGTTGACGATGGAGCACCACGGCTCGAACGCTTCGCCCGCGGTGTCGAAGTCGATCATCTCCAAGTTGCCCGACACGCGGCCGCAGATCAGGCCGATTGCGGTTGCGGCGGGGAACCAGTTGGCGACCTCGTCGGGTGACGGTCGGAGTTCCTGGTACGGTCGCCACGAGCGGAGGCTCGGGCGCTTGGCGGTCTTGTCCGCCGGCACGACCGAGAGCCCCGCGGCGAGATAGGCATTGGCGCAGTCGATCAGTGGCATTCAGTCACTCACAATATGGTCGTGCTAATGGGACAGGGGCATCACAACGGCGATGTACTCGTGCCCACGGATGGCGACAGGCTTGCTGGCCGACACGATCTCGATGACCGTCTCGACGTTGGATGCGGGGATCGCATCGCGAATGAACTTGGCGTTGACCTTGACCGAGCCCTTGCCCTCGGACTTCGCGTCAGTGACGACCTCGGCCGATCCGACCTCGGGCGAATCGGCACGCACTTCGACGTGGTCGCCGACGTTGATCGTCACGCCGGGGTTCTCGTCTTCGGCGAAGATGCTCGCGGCCTTGATCGCGGCCAGGAGTGAGCCGGTGTCGCCGCTGATCGTGCAGGTGGGCTTGCCGAGCCCCTTGATGATGTCGGCGTAGGGCGGGAACGCGCCGGCGATCTGCGGACCCGAGATGCTCCAGTCGCCGACGTCGAAGCCGATCCGGGTCGGGCTCACGCGAACCGTGACGCGGTCGGAGGGGTCCGCGGCGCTGGTCGCACGGATGACCTCGGCGACAAGGTTTGCGGGGATGAGCGACTGGGCGGCGTCGTTCACCTCGGGGCCGACGACGACCAGCCGCCGGCCGTCGGTCGCGACGGTGCGGACCTCGTCCGGGCCGAACATGGCGAGCATGCCGTGGATGGCGTATCGGCTGTTCTCGGTGGACATCGCGTGCCGTGCCGACTTGAGGGCGTGCTCAAGCGTGCCCGCGGCGATAGTGATCGGCTCGGCCTTGTCGTCGGGGGGGAGTGTGGGGTAGTCGTTCGCGTCCATGCTCGCGTTGATGCGGAACCGGGAACCGCTCGCGGTGATCGTGGTAATCGTGTCGTCGACCGCCAGTGTGAGCGTCGGCGTGGCGATCGTCTTGACCGTGGCGGCGAGCCTGTCGGCATTGAGCACGGCGACGCCCTTCTGATCGACGAGGGCGGGGATCGCCTGCTCGGCCCACGTCTCGCCGTCGAACGCACGGACGGTCAGGGTGCTGCCCAGGGCGTGAATGCGGAGCGATTGGTGGAACGGATGCGGGGATCGGCTCGGGCAGGTGTGCGCGACGGCGGCGATCGCGGTGTTGAGTTGCTGGGTGTCGACAGTGATCTTCACTTCTTGCTCCTGATGTGATCGAGGTAGCCGCTCACGACGGCGGCGGGGATTGCGTACGCCAACACGGCGACGATGATGGGTGTCTCTTTCAGCACGGCCGACACACCGGCGGCGACGAACAGCACGCGGAGGATGCACACGGCCAGCGTGCTGGCGAACGTGCCCGCGAACCGATGGGCTAGCGATGCCCGATAGCGCCAGACGAACGCGACGGCTTCGAGGATGCCGATGAGTGCGAGGGTGAGGATGGGGATCATGGGTTGAACGCTCCCATCCTCTTGGCGACAAGGTCTGGGGCGATGTAGGTGTCAATGACTCCGTTTGCGGCGAGGGTCGCCATCGAACCGGCAAACGCGGCCACGATAGTGGCGGTCGCCAAGATCGGTGCGAAACGGTCAAAGGCGTTCGGCTTGGTGTCCTTCCACCAGAGATACCCCGCCACGGCCACCACCATCAGTGCAATGGCAAACGGGACAAAGAACACCCCGAAGATCATCACGTTGTCGATCCTCTGCTCAAGAACGATCTGCCGAGCAATCTCGGCCTGTTCGATGGTGTTCGTCTTCACTTCACCACCTCCTTCGCCAACTCCGCCAGGGCCGCGGGGTCGATCTCGACAACATCCTTGTAGTCGACGCCCCACCCGCCGCGGTCGCGGAACACGTTTACCCGCCACGCTAGTGGCCGTTTCGTATTAGGCCACTCGACGAACACCACAACAGTGCCCCATTGGTACTTCTTGGCGATGTGCTCGCTCGCATACTCAATCGCGGCCGCACACGGGCTCTTCGATTGCACGCAAACGCCGGGTGACAGGGTGTCGGCGGCCAGCACGTTGCATACCCGCCACCCACTCATACTTCGTGTGGCGGCGAGGTTCTTTCGCGTCATCTCCCTGTCGATGATCGGCGCATACTCCACCTTCGCCGCGACCGGCTCCGCCTCACCGTTCGCCCCGCCGTCGAGTTCCTCCTGCCAGTCGTGCGCGAACTGCAACAGGTACACCGCCGCGTCGTCGTAGTTGTCGGCGTGAAACTTGAGCCGCATGCGGCTGATCTTCAGCAGCGCCATCATCATGGCGACGACGTGAGGCGGCAACGGCTTCTGGTCGCGGATTCGCTCCCAGTGCGGCTCAAGGATGCTCGCCCACATCTGGGCGATGCCCTCGTGGTTCTTCTTCGGGTCGCCGTACACCTTCTGTCGTTCGGCCTTGATGTTGTCGAGATGCTGGGGGTTCATCTGTCACTCCTTAGAACGGGATTTCGTCCTCGGGGATCGACGCACCGTCAATCGCCCCGGGCGTGTTCAAAACCTGCTGCAACTTGCTCGGCTCGGCGTCGTCTTCGCCGGGCTCGCGTTCAACCTGGAAGCCGATGATCTCTGGAAACTTCGAATCGCCCTTCGTCCGCGTCTTGATCGCGACGACCTTGCGGAGTTCGCCCGTGCGGCTCAGGGCCTCTTCGACCGTCGCCGGGGCCGGATACCCGCCGCCGTGGTCACGCCACCAGCCCTCGGCCTTGCGGCGTGGAAAGCCGGAGTGCTCGAAGCACACCCACTCCTTCTGCCACCATGCGTAGTTCAACTGATACTCGACACGCATAGTCGGAGGTGCCGACGGATCGGCCTTCTTCTCGTGGCGGTGGTACGTCACGCCCATCACCGGGTGCTCTTCGTCGACGACCTCGGTTGTCATTACCGGCGTGCTGTCGGCTTTGGGTGTGTGCGCCTTCTTCTCGGGCGGGGGGAACTCGTGACCACACTCGGGGCACAGACGGAACCCCGCGGCGACGACCTCCATACACCCCGGGCACTCCTTCGCCGGTGCTTCGCCGCCCGCGCCGGGCGTTCGCATTCGCAGGCTCATCGCGTCGATAGGTCCGTGCCGGAGCACGTTGCCGCCAAAGTCGAGCACGAGGCACTCGGCCTTGCCGGGTGAGAGCCGGAACCCGCGCCCGACCATCTGGTAGTACAGGCCCGGGCTCATCGTCGGGCGGAGCAACGCCACACAATCAACGTGCGGGGCGTCGAAGCCCGTGGTCAGCACGTTCACGTTCGCCAGGTACTTTGTCTGGCGGGCCTTGAAGCGCTCGAGGATCGCCGCGCGTTCGGCGTCGGGGGTGCTGCCCGTGACGACTTCGCAGACGTGGTCGCGACGCTTGAACTCGTCGGCGATATGCCCAGCGTGAGCAACGCCGGCGGCGAATATGAGGCACCCGACACGATCGGCGGTGCGTTGGAGGATCTCGTCGACGGCCGATTGGACGAGCACCGCGTGATCCATCGCGGCCTCAACCTCGGAGGCGATGAACTCGCCTGCGCGGATGCCGATGCCGTCGGCGTCGACCTGTGCGAGTCCGCGCTTGGATCGCAGCGGAGAGAGGAACCCTTCGTTCACAAGGTCGCGGACACCGACCTCGTAGCAGATGTGATTGAGGATGTTCCCCGGCCCACAGATCAGCCCGTCCTTGAGGCGGTAGGGTGTCGCGGTCAGTCCGACAACGCGGACGTCGGGGTTGACGGCCTTTGCGCCGGCGATGAAGGTTCGATACATCCCGTCGTCTTCGGCGGGCACCATGTGGGCTTCGTCGATGATGATGAGGTCGAGCCGTCCGAAGTCGCACACCTTGCGGAAAACACTCTGGATACCCGCCACGGTGACGGCGTACTCCATCTCTCGGCGTCCGAGCCCGGCCGAGTAGACGCCGACGGGGAGTTGCGGGGCGACGGCGCGGAGTTTGTCAACGGCCTGCTCCAGCAGTTCCTTGACGTGCGCGACAACCATGATGCGAGCGGCGGGGCTGGCGTCGCACACTTCGCGGCAAATCGTGGCGATGATCGGCGTCTTGCCGCCGCCGGTGGGGATGACGACGAGCGGGTTGTCGGCACGCTCGCGAAGGTGGTTGTAGACCGCGTCCACGGCGCTGCGCTGGTAGGGGCGGAGGTTCATTGGGGGGCCTCCACGCGGAAAAGTGGGGGGAAGCCGACGGTGTAGGACTCGGCGATGCGAGCCTCTGCAATCTTGACGTACTCGGCCTCGCGTTCGATGCCGACGAACCGGAACCCCTCGAGAATCGCCCCGCGCCCTGTCGAGCCCGAGCCCATGAACGGGTCGAGCACGATCCCGCCGGGCGGCGTCACCAGCCGGACCAGATACCGCATCAGGTCCGTCGGCTTGACGGTGGGGTGCTTGTTGTCGTCGCCATCGTTGCGGTCGGTGCGGCTCGCCTTGGCGCAGTAGAAGAACCGCGCGGCAGAGCCGGAGTCGGCCCCGCGCAGCGGGCCGACAACCCCGGCCATTTTGCCGTGCGTTTGCCCGTTGCCGCCGTCCGTGCTTCGCTCGTGGTGCGCACAGATTGCCCCGCTCGCCGTCTCCGGGAACCGCTCCAGCACCTCTCCGCTCCCATCGTGGATCAAATTACTGGGCCATCTTCCGGCGGGCGCGGCACTCACGCTGCTGCTCTGCGCGTGCTGCAAGTTCCTCTTGTTTGCTGGCGTACTTCCGCTTGTGCATGGATCGGTGATCTCTGATCCGCATACATCGCAGGTTGGCAAGCCGGTTGTCGAGTTTGTCTCCGTTGACGTGGTGGATCTCGTACCCGTCTGGTATCGGGCCGTTGGCATCTTCCCACACTCGCCGGTGTTCAAGTTGGTAGACGTACCGCCCGCCGTCGTTCCATCGCAGCATGACGTACCCGTTTTGCACGTAGCGGCACGGGGACTCTCGCCCCTTCCGTTCGCTGACAGACTTGCATCCCCTTGAACAAAAGATGCCCCGGTTGCCGGTGTTGCTTGTTTGTGCAGGCTTGCCGCATCCGCGACACACGAACTGCAACGGTATTGGTCTTGTACCCATGCTCCCATTGTAGGCCGCTGGCCCGCCACTATTCTACATGCGTCTATGTTTATCGCCCCCGTCCCGTGCGTCAGCACGTTCTGCGCGACGGTCCCGATCAGCGGCTTGCGCGCCACCGTGATCGGCTCCATCGCGGGCTTGAGCGCCGTGCCCCATCCGGACCACTTTCGCGCCGCGTCGGTCGCGGGGGCGGTGATCGCTACCAATCTTCTGCTGCCGTCATACTCAGGCGAATGGGTCGGGCCTGAGAACCCGGCCCGGGCCTTTGAAGTGTCCGTCATTTCTCGCCGCGTAACCACCTCCCGCATCAAGAAGTTACGACTTTCAACGCTGCGGATGTCCGCCTCCTGCTCGACCCACGTCGGAACTTCGCCCAGCAGGTGCCGGCAGGCCTCTAGGTGCTCGCGCGTCATAATCGCCGGTTGGCTGCTGGCCGTTGTGTAATGCCCGCCCATGTTGCTTCCGGTGGCTTCATCAATCTGCCGCGCCGTGACTCCCGTGGACCGCACCCACGCCGTAAACCGAAGCCGACGCCGCTCCTGCTCTTCGCCCGCGTCCATCTTGTCGATCGCCTTGCTCACGTCCAGCGACTTCGGGAACCCCGACCCGTACACCCACGCGATCATGTCGCGGATCTCAAAGCCCGCATCCTCGATCCGCACCGCCATCCGGTGCTGCGTCCGCGTCCCCGCGAACGCCAGCAGGTGCCCGCCAGGCTTGAGCACCCGCAGGCACTCGGCCCACACCTCCACCGTCGGCACGTCGTAGTCCCACTTCTTGCCCATGAACGCCAGCCCGTACGGCGGATCGGTCACGACGGCATCCACGCTCGCATCCCCCAGCGTGCGCAGCACGTCCAGACAGTCCCCATGATGAATCGTGTACGGCTTGCTCACTGGACCCACCCCCGCGTCTTCCACACCCGCCCCCGCAGTTCACACGTCGCCCGCGCCATCACCAGCCGATAGATGCCCGCCACCATCGGACGACACTCGGGGCGATTGGTGACGCCGTCGAGGCTCATCCACGCCGACACCGTCGTCGAGTGCCCGACACCACCACCACGGATGGCGACGTTGATCTCTGGGAAGCTCGACGTCCGCCAGCGCCGCATGAGGTAGATCGCCACGCGGCGTGCGAGAATGAAGTTCCAGTCGCGGTAGTCGGACTGCACGTCACCGAGCGTGCACCCGCAGGCCTTCGCCGCGGCTTCGACGCACATCCGGTCGGTGACACGCGGGAGGGGAAGCGGGCGACGACCGCCACCGTGCGGGGCGCGGGGCTTGAGAGAGGTGGCGATCACGCCGCACCTCCCACACGCCGGAACTCGATCACGTGCACCCACGGGTTGCTTGCCCACGAGCCCGGGCCGTTGATCTTGTTCCAAAGAGACGCATATTCCTCAATCGCCGCTGAGGCGTCGGCAGGGCACGGACGCGACGACTTGTGGCACACATCACACGTGCAGCGCGTGATTGTGACGCCCTCTTCTATCGCGTCCTCTCCGCTGATCTCCTGCAACCGCTCCACGCGCACACCGACGACTTCGAGCATGATCCGGCTGGCCCAGCGGGGCATGTGGATCGAGGGCGTGAGCTTTTGGGTTCCGAGCTTCAATCGCTCGCGACGAAGCTCTGGGGTCCATGAAGTGCCGGGCTCCATGCCCGTGGTCATCCCCATCACCCCGTCCTCGAACCGCACAAAGCCATCATCAAAGAACGCGCGGCGGAGCCGTCCTCGATCTCCAAAGTCGATCGGTTCGCGGTCGATCCAGCATGTCTCCTTCACCCACAGCCGATCACCGGGCACGCCGTAGGGGCAGCGAAGATACCCGGCCGGGCCGGGCAGAGTCACCGCATTGAAAATTGCTTTCCGAGTTTCTCCCTGACCACACCAACCGGTAAAGACCGTCGTGTCGGGGTCGATGCCGCCGAGATTCACCACCCGCCGCGTCTGCGTCTTTCTGCGATCGAGGATCGCCCGCACCATCTCGGAACTGAACAGAATCGGTCGCTCTTTCACGATGTAGTCTCCACGTTGCCGCGGGGTGTGTTCACGACGGCGAGTGCGAACATCCACACATCCTCTGCGTCGATGGTGATGAGCCATGCCTTGCCGTTGCGCCGATGGGCGACGTACGGCACGCTCCCCGCGGGGGCCTCGGTCTTCGCCTGGTCGATCGCCGCGTGGATGTTCAACTTCTGGCGGCGCTTGACCTCACAGTGTGTGCGTTGCCATCCGCCGATAACATCGGGCGAGTCCGCACCGCCCCGGTTCTGTTGACCTCGTCGTGCGTCGAGCCCGCGATTGCGGAGCCACTCCGCCCACTCGCGTTCGCCAACTTTGCCTTTTTCTCGTGAGTTCACATCGCCTCCAGTTCGTGTTCGATTCGTTCCCATCGCGTGCCCGTCAGTCCGTCCGGGTTCTCGCGACGCATCTTCAGAAGCCATTTGCACACGGCGTTTCGATCTGCGTTCGACACGTGCGGGCCGATCTGTTTCGTGTCAAGGCCGCACCACTTCGCCAGCAGGTACGCCGAAACGGAGCGTGCGATCCGCGTTGCTTTGGTGCGATGACCACCACGCAGCAGAGCCTTCGTCGGCTCGTCAATCTCGGCAACGACCAGTTTCAGCACCGTGACAACGTCGCGACGCATGTACTCGGGGACGGGTTGCGGCCAGTCTGATTTCACGAACGGCATGGGTGCTCCAGGGTGATGATGGGTGTTGGGTGTTGGGTCACAGGTCACACTCCCTCATCACTTCTTCAACGGCTCGGAGGAACGTCGCCGCGATTTGCGGCACGATGGCATTGCCGAAACCGCGCAGTCGCACCACGCGGGCGGGTACCCCATCAACCAGCGGGCGAGTGCCGGGTTCAATACGCCGCGTTTTCCCGTCGGCGCATGGGACGAGGATGTAGTCATTCCAAGGGCCGTGGTTTGCAGGTCCACGCCCCCCGATCCCCGCTTGTCCTTGCTCGCCTGTGATTCGGGGCCGCGCTCGGAGAGGTTGGGCGTCGGGTAGCCCGCGAGCAACTGCGCCACCTCGCCCAGAATCGACCGCCCGTGCCCCTTGGCAATCTGTGCGGCCCGGCTCGGTCGATCGAGATTGACACCGGGGCCTGCGTCCCGCACCGTTGCAGTCGGATACCCCGCCAGCAGCGCGTGCGTGACCAACGTGGTCTGATGTGTCGCTGGGGAGTGCTTGTCCGAGTCTCCCCGCAGCGGCGTCGCCCACCCCGCCGTGCCCTTCGCAGTTTGGGCATCCGTACTTGCCGAGCAGATCGTGATCGAAGGGGTACCCGCAAGCAACGCATGCTCGCTCAACTGCCCGCGGCGTTGCCCGGGCTGTGTTGAGCCCTTGTGGTCGCTGGCCTGAGGCGATCCCCACCCACCACAGGCGTTGTCGAATGTGCGGCGCGCCGACGCTCGCAGCGCACAGATCGGCGGCGACGACGACATATCCCATCGCTTCCAGGTCAGTGCGTACTCCGGCGAGCCATCCACGTCCAGCAGCAGACGCAACCTGCTCTCCAACAACAACTGAGGGCCGACGCTCGGCGATGAGCCGCGCGAACTCGGGCCACAGGTGCCGCTCGTCAGCGATGCCCCGTCGCTTCCCGGCGTCGCTGAACGGCTGGCACGGGCATGATCCTGACCAAATAGTAAGCCCTGAACTTCCATTCCAGATACCTCCTGCCATCTTGAATGCGAGCGGCCAGCCGCCAATGCCCGCGAAGAAATGAACCTGTTCGTACTCGGCCACGTCGGCCAGGGTGAAGGACTCGATGCCAGCCGTGCGAACATCAGCGGCGGGAAGGTGCCCGGCCTTGACAAGTTCGCTGAGCCACGCACACACCTTGTCGTCGTGGTCGGTGTAGAGGTTCACGCAATCACTCCAAACAGATTCGGTTCCTCCACCCTCTCCACCCTCGGCCTCCGCCTCGCCAGCGTGTCGGCCGCGTCGCCGTAGGCTCGGGCTGCGGCCTCTACACCGTCCTCGCCCCACCCGTAGCCGCCGATCCAGTCGGGCTTGCCCTTGAGCGTGTAGCCGATGATGACGTGAACGCCCATGCGTCCGTCGTGGTGGGGGCTGGGGAGGGTCTGGAGGAGGGAGATGGTCACGCCGCACCACCATCTGTTGAGAAGGGCAACGGCGCGGGAATCTCACGCTTGCGTCGAACCGGTCCCTTTGCCAGTGCCTCTAAAAACAGCTTGGCCCGCATCTTCCTGATGTGTTCGGCCGCGGCCGTCAGCGGGCTCGCGGCCTCGGCGATCGCGGGCTTGATCTTGGCGATGATGCGATCCGCCGCGGGAATGTCACGCTTGAGCAGAAGCTCGACGACCAGCTCCGCTTCCTTCACGGTCAACCGTCGAGACCGACGCAGATCGACGAACCTTTTCACGCTCCACCACCGGCCTTCGCGGCGGCTTGGGCGGCTTCGGGGGTGGAGTAGCACTCGTCCATCGCAAAGTACTTAGACAGCATTCCGCTGTTCTCATTGAACGCGACGACTTGCCTACCAAACCGAATAACAACTTCGCCTGTGCAGCCCATCGCTGGAACCCAAACCCGATCCGCCACGGCTGGCAACGTGCCGTCTTTGGTGAGAAGTCCTTGACTTCGGGCGGCGGTCTTGATGCTGTTAAGCCGCCCGAGTTCGTCCACCATCGCGTTGACTCGCTGCCAGTCGCTCAGCCCGTCAATCGGCGACGTTTCGGTGCCGTATTCACCAGCACACATACACACGCCGCTTGGGCATTGAATCGCGTGCTTGCCGGGACCGACCTTGACGATCCTGTACTTGTTCACTGCTTTGTCTCCTTCGCGGCGGCTTCGATCGCGGAGCGTGCGGTGGGGTTGGCGTTCACTTCATCGCTGGCGCAGTTGATCCACTCATTACCGTTGACGTGGCGGCACATTGCGTACTCGGCCAGGTTCTTCGCCAACACCCGCACGGCCTCGCGGAGTTCGGCGTTCTGCTTCTGGGTGCTCGCGGTGTCAAGATGATCCTCAAGCTTCCGCTCGCCGAGTTCCCGCTCCAATTCCCTCACCCGCTTGTTCGCGGCCTCAAGCGGGGCGGCGAGGGCGGCGATACAGGTGCTGCTCACGTCAACGCCGTCGTCGCATCCATACAAAGACAGGTCGCTGATGGCGTTAGCAATGATCGCGTCTATCTGCCAGTATTCAGGTGTCCGCTCTTTCATTGCCCGGCCTCCTTCAGTTTCGCCAGCATGCCGAGTGTGAAAAGGTCGCGGATCATGTCGCCGGTGTCGGTTACAAACGTCGTTCCTCCCTCGCCCGTTCTTCCGGCGCAGTATTCAAGCCCTCGCGGCGTTTCGTGGTACTTGTGCCACCACCACCCCTCCGGCAACGCGGACGCGGCACCGTCGAGGGTGGCGGGGAAGGGGTGGCTCAAGCCACTCTGCTTGTTCTTTTTTCCGTGCTTATCCAATCTTCGGCAGTGCCTGTAATCGAAAAACTGCAAGGCCCATGTCATTTCAGACAGCGGCTTGCCGAGTTCGGCCAACGCCTTGCGTCGATAGTGCCAGTCGCGGATTGCGTCGAGGGGCATGGTGTGAGGGTCAATGGTCATTCTCGGTCCTTGTTCCTCTTGTGCAGCCACTCGTTGACGGCCCACTCAACTTTGACGAACACCCACACCGCCAACACGCACGTCACAACCCACACAATCCCGATCACCCACGGGCTCACGCCTTCACTCCCTTGCGTTTCGCCCTGATCGCCTGGCGGTGGTGGTTATCCGCACGACCGAACGCCTCGGTGAGGTTGTCGTGATCCGTCTCCGACTCGTCAGGCTTGATGAGCACGTACAACTTCGCACGCTTGACAACGCGGTAGTGCAGCACCTCGCCGCGAACCCTCGCCGTCGCGGACCAGACCAGCCGTCCGCGTGCTTCTTCCATCGCAAACTTCAACATCATCGACTCCAGAGAAAAGGTGCCCGTCTTTCCGGGCTGTCACAGGTTTGCTCACGTTTCCGCCCGGGCCTGTCGGTGCGTTTAGAAAGGTCGCCGTTGGCGATGAGCCCGGCGACCGCGACACGAGCCTGCGCGACTCATTCGTCAGCGTGCGCCGGGCGGCTTCCATGCCGCTGCGGCCGGGGGCGCACCCGTGGGCTTGAACGGCGGGGGTGCCGTCGGTGCCGTGCTCGTCAGCGTGCCGCGGGCCTTGAAGTCGGCGATGTCGTTGCTGAAGTCGCCGGGCTTGTCGTCACGCGGCTTGACCTTCACGGCGATGTCGAGGCTCGCATTCAGCAGATCCTGCGGGCCGCTGGGCTTCAACACCTTGACGGCGTGGCAGATGGCCGAGAGTTTGCCCTGGGCGATCCGCACGGCCTCGGCGCTGGGGTTCTCGAGCGCGAGGTACGCGAACACCTTGCGGCCGTCCTGACCGCCGCCGGTGATCGTGAACTCCAGCTTGAGGTTCCTTCCCGTGCCGGCCTTATTGGGGGCTTCCTCCGCGGCGGTGACGACGGCGGTGTAGTTGCCGGCGGGGATCGGGGACGAGCCCGTGTCAGGGGCGACTTGCGTTGCGTCGAACCAGGTCATGCATTCTCCTTGATCGTGTGGCCAGCGTTGATGTAAGCCTGCAGCGCGGGCCACTCCAGCGGCAGTTCGTCCGGCAAACGGAGCCGGTTCTTTGCTTGATGCGTGGGCTTCTCGGTCGTCTTCAGCAATCGCTCACCGCGGCCCATGGCGCGGGTGCGGGTCTTGTTGAACCCCTCATCCTCTTTCTTGATCGCGACCAGGTACGACGCGAAGAGAACCTCGCTCGCCCACTCGATCACCATCGGCCCGGTTGTCTTGTGGAGGTCGAGCGTGTAGCGGTCGTACGGCTCGGTCTCGGGGTTGTTGAACCGCTCGACCTTGGCATGGGCCAGCAGGATGAGCGTCACGCCGCGGCGAGCCCTCAGAGCGTCGAGCCCCTCGAAGAACTGCGACCAGTACCGACCGGCGAAGTTGTACCCCTTGCCGTAGCCGATCTGCTCGAGCGCGTCGACCTTCTGGTCCGCGCACACTTGGGCGAAGATGAGGCGTTCAAGCCAATCGACCGTATCGACGACCACCGTCTGAAAGTCGTGCTGCTCCTCGTAGAGCGTGCCGACGTACCCCATCACTTCGGCGAACGACTTCGCCAGCGGGAAGCGGGCGGTGTCGATGTCGTTGGTGCCATCTTCGGTCGGGATGAAGATCGGGCTCGGGGCACTGGCGGCGAAGGTGCTCTTGCCGATGCCAGGCGTGCCGTACAGCACGATCCGGCGAGGGCTCGGCGCTCGGCCGCGGGTGATTGTCTTCAGCAGTTCACTGGTCATCTGTCCTCCTTTGGTTGTCACTGAACTCGCAGGTGCTCACCGGCCTCGGTCAACACCACACCCTCGATCGCCACACCGGCGACGAGTGCGGTGCGAATGGCGACGCGATCGGCCTCAACCGTGACGCGGCGGTACTTCTCGGGCAGCGACTCGGGCGCGACCACGATGTCGAGGCCCGGCTGCGGGTTGCGTTGACGGCGGAACACAAACAGCGGCGTGTCGATCCGCTTCTTGTCCTGTCGCTGCATGTAGTCGAGCACGCGCCCCCTGAGGCGATCGACGCCATTCTCGCGGACCTTGGCGAGTTGTGCGAGCCGCTGTGCCTCTTCCTTCGCGGTGACCGCGTCACCGGCAAGCCGCTTCAGCACGACGCCGATCCGCTGGAGCACGTCCTGCTCGTTGGCTTCCATCTCGCCGATCCATTCGTTGATCGTCGCCTCAACCTGGGCGTCGGTGACGTCGCCACCAATCTCACAGAGCAGGTCGTGCAGCGTCTGCTGCTCTTGCGTGAGGGCGAACAGGTTGATTCGGGGCTTGGTTTCGGATGACATTCAGACACTCCAAAGATGTGCGTGGTTCGGGAAACCCGGGCGAGGCTGTCGAGCCGTCACCCGGGGGAGAGAGAGATGTTCAGGTGGTCATCGCGTCGATCTTCGCGCGGAGTTCGGCGTTCGCGGCGTGGATCTCGGCGAGCTTGGCGGCGAGCGATTCGAGGGTGGGGGCGTCGGGCTCGGCGGACCTCATGTGCATTCTGACGATGTGCGGGCGGTGATACTCACGCTTGTGGGCACGCTCCCTGTCCCACTTGAGGTGCTGAATCGCCTGCTCACGGGTCGGGAACGCCATTGCGCCAGGCCCCCATTCGCCGTCGATCCAGTTCTTCCTCATGTAGAGCAACACCCACACACTCTCAGGCATTGGCGGCACTTCGCACTTCGGCTCGGGCACGGGCTCAGCGACGACGGGGGCGACGGTAACGGGTTCGGTGTTCATTGGTGGTCTTGTCCTTGAAACTGGCGGCGGGCCTGGTGGTGGTCGGTTCGGATTGACGTTGATGCAGCGGGATCCGCGGGGGTCTGGCGGTGCGGGTGGCGGGACAGGCTCGCGGCCACGAAAAACGCGATTGAAGATGCGTTCTCTGACTTCGGCCTCATCAAATCCAGCCTTTATCCGAATGGTCAGGAAGTTCGCCTTCACCCTGCCTACGCCGCAAAGCCTGATCCACCGACCTTTGCGGCTGGCCTCGACGAGTGGTCGCCAGCGTCGGATGCGGCGGACTCGTATGGCCGAGTTGATTCGGCCCACGATGAGTCGCCACGCTCGGCTCATCGTCCACCCCCACGCATGGCCTGCCTCTCAAAGTCGTTCACACGCTCCCACAGTGCCGCATTCGCGGCCTTCAGTCGGTCGATCTCACCCTTGAAGGTGTGAGCGTCGCGGGCTCGTTGAACTTCAGACGTTTCGAGCACGTCTAAATGAGAGGCCGTGAGCTCCTCAATCTCTTCACCGTGACGCCGGCGCTCGGCCCTGAGCCGGGCCTGAGCGATGCGTGCGCCGCTCCACCCCGCGGCGGGGACCAGGACGATGAGCAAAGCAAAGCAAACGGCAAGCATGGCGTACAACATCACAGGACACCTCCCTGAAACGTGGCGAGCGCGGCAGCGACGGCGAGACGGCCGTCGGCGGTGTCATCAACGATGACACTCAGACACTGACAATGGGCGCGGAAAGAAGCCAGATCGGCGATCGCGGCCTCGTACTTCGCCTCAAGATCGGGGCGGGTCAGCACGACGGCGGCGAGCACGACCTCCAACTCAGTCACACGGACGCCCGAGAACTTTTCGGCACAGACGGTCTTCATCGTTGGCCCTTTCGGGTGATACTCAGACATCCGCAAGGTCGGCGAGCGAATGCCCGCGACTGAGCCTTGCGAGTTTGTGGTGGTCAGTCGGCGGAGCAGAACGCTCAGGCCGGAACGCGAGATGCACGGGCGAAGCGGTCGGCGATGGCCTCGGCAGCCATGCGGCCCGATTCGATCGGGACGGGGGCGTAGTGGGCGGTCATCGTCGGCGACTTGTGGCCGAGAAGGGCCTGGGCGGCGTCGATGCCGAACGCTTGGCGGACCTCGCGGGCGACGGCGTGACGCAGGGCGTGGGGCGAGAACAGGCGGGTGCCCTCAGTGTCACACGCCTTGGCGAGCGCCACGCGGAGGCGGTTCTTCGACCGAACCACGCCGCCGGCCCGAAGGGGCGGGAACAGACGAGCACCCGGCACGTTGTTGGCCTTGTCGCAGCGTCGGCGGATGATGGCCTGGGCCTCACCCGCGATCGGGATGAGTCGAAGGTGCCCGCGGTGTGCGTTCTTGTGCTGCGTCAGCCGCAGGTGATCGGCGGCGACGTCACGCACGCGAAGGTCGATGATCTCGCCGAGCCGAGCGCCGGTGAGGGCAACCAGTGTGAGCACCTCGCGGTGCTCACGGGGCATGCGTCGGATGACGCGCCACGCGTCGGCAAGGCTGGGGACGTGACGCGGCTCGGGCTCGCGAGCACCACCGCGGACGGGCTGGACGCAGGGGACGTTCAGCAGCGGGGCGACGGCCTCGATGCCGATCATCTCGCGGTCGAGTGCCGCCCACCTGAGCATGTGCTTCACGCGGCGGAGTTGAGCGTTGGCGTAGCCGCGGCTCCAATCGTGGTCGCGGATGCCCGCGTCGATGAAGTCGACCAGGTCGCGGCGGTGAAGTTTGTTGAGGGCGGTGTGTCCACCGACGCGCTCGAGAAGGAATCGGAGCGTGCAGCGGATGTTCGCAGCCTCACCACTCTGTGAGCGGTCAGCGCGAACGTAGTACCTCGTCGCGTGTGCCGTGTATTCGGCGCACAAACGCATGAGCGTTGTCAAGGGCCAGCCTCCTGTCGCGGTCTGATTCGGATGGTAGGGCAGCCGCGTTTCAGCCCCAGTCCGGTCGGGTAGTTAGGCCGACGGGTTGAGTGTAGCAATCGTCCGTGGTGCGTCAAGGGGCTTCGGCGTACTATTCCGCCGTCCAGACGTCACAGACGGAACCGTCGCGTGACATTCTCGGGCCTCGGACAGATCCCGGTGTTCAGATTCCCAAGCTGAATGTCGTCGGTTCGATTCCGATCGCCCGCTCTCGCAAAACCCCTTTCCAGCAGGGGTTTTGCACGCATATCGCCCATGCGGCATCCACTGAGTGCATCGCGGCGAACCGCCGACCAAAGCCCCGGGCTAGTTACCCGGGGCTCGGCGTTTTTGGAGTCAACGGGGGCGGACGATTTCTAGGGGTACCCCTCGGAAGAAGCGGCGTGCGGTCGGTGGACAACTCACGAGTCGGGGTCATGGCCTAACCATCGGCCACAATCGCGGGTGAGTTCAGCCGATTCGCGGTGCGTGCTTTCGGCGTGGACCGAGAACCCTCCACCACAGATCAAGGTCGAGCGCCTGCCGCGCCCGCCGCTTCAGGCGGACGATGCACCCGCACCCGGGCACGCGGAAGAATCCTCGCAGCGTCATCCCGCCGCGCGAGAGCAACCACAGTCGCGACCACATCGGCGAGTGGTGCGTCACCACCGCGTGACCGGCGATCGTCACCGTGACCAGCCCGTGTCGGTTCGGGTGTCGGCCACGCGGGCAATGCGCGCCCGTGAGGATGTGACGATCGGACCTGTGCCCGGTGATCGCACACACGCCGTCGTCGTGCCGCTTGCCGCGTCGCTCAAAGTCCGGGCACGTCGCACACATGATCGCCCGCGTGACGACGAGCGGATGCACGACACCACGCGAGCACGCCACGCCGCCCTCAACCTTGCCGCAGCGACACGTCACGGAATGAACCCCCCGCCCGCGGCCGGATCGCACAGCCTCGGCGTGCGGCACGTGTCGGGCGAATACGTGATCTGTGCGAAGGCTTGCGTTTCGCCTTGCAGCCGGTATCCGTCGGTTCGCACTTCATCTGACGTGGCCGCGAAGTACCCGCGTCGGCAGTCGGAGTAGCCGTTCTGCGTTCGCGTCAGTGTCGTGCCGCCGCCAGTCGATGTGTCCGTGGTGCTGTACGCGCCGTGACACGTTCGCGATGGCGTGCCACCGTTGACGCCGGTGAATGCCTGTCCAAAGTCCGCCGGCACGGGGCACTCGTTCTCGGGCAAGTCCAGCGGCGTTGTGACATCCAGCACCGTCGTAGCGCCTTCGGTTCGCACCAGCCGATACGTGGCCGTGGTCGTGTCGCTCACGCCCGGAACGATCGTCCGCACGCCGCTCCACGTGTACGTTTCAACAAACAGCGGGCTGCCGATCACGTTGATCTCGATCCGCAGCGACCCCGCGACGTTGATCGTGATCGTGTCCGGGTCTTCGGGCGAACAGCACCGAATGCTCAGTCCGTCGGAACGCGGATCGCACGGCGTGCGGCAATCGCTGCACGCGACACATCCGCTCGGGCATTCGCCAGAGGCGGGCGATGGCTCAGGGTTCGGGTCCATCCACTCGGGCTCGTCACCGGGCGTCCACGGCGGGAACGGCGACGAGGGGCAACACTCTTCGGACGGCGGGCACTCGGGCGTGAGCAACCGCCCCGACGAGTCCACCAGCGTCTCGCCCGTGCTCTTCTGATAAACGGTCATGCGCACTCCGTCACGTCGAGGCGCTCGCGGATGAGGGCGTACCAGGTCATCGCGACGTTGTCAGAATCCGGCGCACGCACAAGGATCACAGTCGAGCCCACGTCGGCGGCGATGATCTTGCCCGTCTCCACAACCGGCGTCCCCCAGTGCGGACGAACGCCGGTGATGGTCTGGTTTCGCCCGTGCACCTTGACCGAGTACGTCACGCTCGAAGCCGTCACAAGCCCGCTGGCGCTCGCCGCGCTGATGCGACCCGTGAGGATCTGCGGAGTCGGCTCGTCGAACACGAACAGCGTCCGCCCGATTGAGTCGAGTTCCGGCCACGCCCGAACAATCGTTCCTTCGGGGATCGGTTCCCACGGTTCCGTCGCCGCGTGCGTCGTGTCGCTGTGCAGGGCCTCAGAGAGGTTGACCGCGCGGTAGGCGGGAAAGTCGGTCGAGTTGATCCCTCCCGGCTTGACGATCCACGTTCCGATTGTGCCGCTCGCCGGTGTCGCGTCGAGCCACGCCTCCGCGAACTCGTAGACCCGGCGATACGGTCGCGTCTCGGCCGGGTCCGTCTCGGGCTTGGGCCACACGGCGGACGTGCCGATGCGAACCGTCAGGGCGTGCTGGGGCGGTGGGGCGAGATGCACCCACGCCCAGAGCGGGAGCGGGGCCTCGGGCGGGCCGTGCCCGGTGCCCGAGTCACCGCTGAAGCCCGACTCACTCGTGACGACCGCGAACTCGCCGACGTGCCCGGAGTGCAGCACGCGCGAGCCCGCCCGCGTGGTCGCGCGTGTGTCGCCCTCGCGGTACTTGAGCATCTGGACCGGGGCGTAGCCGTAGACGATCACCTTGCCGATCTTGCCAGCGCCGATCGGTTCCGCGACCACGCACGCCTTGCCCTGCAACGCGGCCGTCGGCTCGCCGATGCTGAGCACCGGGCGGTTCTGAAACAGGTTCGACTTCGGAACGCTGATCGGGCTGCCCGAGCCCTCACGCACGGGAGCCCATCCCGTCCCGTTGATGCACATGATGTGCCCGACCTGTGCGAGCGTGCCGGTCGAGTTCTTCGCGAACACCATCCGCGGCGACTCGAACGCACCGAACGGATCGGCACCGCTCGCCGCGCCGCGTGCGGCGCGTGTGGCTTCCTGCCAGCCGTTGAGCGTGTCGGCGTCGAGTCGGTACGCGGTGCCCTTGCGGAAGAACGTGCTGCTCATCCTGGGAGCCCCAGAGAGGCGAACGAAACGCGGCGATGCACCCGCTCAACGTGCGCGAGGTTCGGCACGACCTTGATGTACTGGCCCGTGCTGTCGGGCTCGCGGATGTACGACACCCAGAGGTAGTCCCACCCCTCTTTGCTCGGCACGGTGATGACGCCGCCAACGTCGATGCTGGTGCGGTTCTCACTGACCGCGAACCGGCTGGTGATCTCATAGTCGAGTTTGTCGGCCCGGTATTGAAACTGCGAACCGAGGTAGAGCAATTCGCCGGCGGAGAAGCCGCGGAACGTGTCGGAGTTAACAGAGCCGGTCGCGCGGGCGAGCGTGCGAAAGTACGACGTCGTCGCCGTCGATGCGAGCACGTACCCCGTCTCGACAAACTGCAACGATCCCGTCTTGACCGCGACACCCTCGGGCTCGCCGTCATCGTTGACGTTGATCGCACCGAGGTATGGCGTCGAAACTGATCCGGCCGATCCCCACGTGCCGATGTGTGAGATGGCCTGCGTGAGCGTCACCTCTTCGCCGGTCGTGTCGCCACTCAGGAAGAACGTGTTCGTTTCGGGCTGCACGGACAGTGAGCCGCCGCTGTCCGATGCCCACGTCACGCGGGCCTCGTACAGGTTCGGGGCGATGTGTTGGATGATCGGAGCACCACGCTTCAGCGCCCGAACCGTTGTCGGCGCTGCCGCAAGCACCGCATTGATGATGTCCAACTCAACATCGGAGCCGGTCACCTGATAGACGCGATCGGTACGCTCGGTGCCGAACGTCGCGCCGTCTCCGAGTTCTGTCACGACGATTGGCATGATTCACCCCGCGATGATGTAACCGGGCTCGGTGTCGTCCACGCTCCGCTGAATCCGCTCCGCGACCTTGGCGATGCGCTCGAGAAGTTGTGCGGTCGGACCACCGCGAAGGCTCGCGAGTGCCGCGTCGGACGTCGCGAACGTGCCGCGAGAACCGCCGGGACCGAGGTTGGCGAAGACTTCTTCAACGGCTTGATCGGCGGCACGCGCCGCGGGGATTGCCGGCGACGTTGCACGCGATGGGCCGAACGGGTTGGACCCGCCGTTCTCGTAGAACGCCGCGAACGCATCGGCCTGAGCCTTGGCGAGCCGCTCCTGCGCCTTGGCGAGGTTCGTCTCCGCGTCGACGAGTGAGGGCGAGCGGTTGCGGTCGATCGCGTCGAACTGCCGAGCAAGGTCGGCGTCGGCACGCTGGACGATTGCCGACGGGCTGTCCGGTGTGCGGCGGTTCGCCGATTGCTGCAACGTCGTCGCGAGACTGCGAACGGAACCGTCGGCGATGCCGATCGCCGCGAGTCCGTCGGCAACAAGTTCAAGCCCCGCAGCGAACGTCTCCATCAGCGCCGAGATGACGCCGCTGATCTCGTTCATCGCGAGGTTGCCAGTCAGTTTGAGTGTGTTCCAGAGGTAGGCCCACCCCTTCGCAAGCCCGCCCATCAGCGAATCCCACACGCCGAGAATGCCAACCGACGCCCGGCGGAACTGGATCTCAACCGCGGCCAATCCGACCTCTGCGGCGAGTGCCATGTCGCCACCCGACAGGGCCTGATTGATCGACTCCAGCACGCCCGACACCCATGTGAAGGCGCTGCCGAATGCGTCACCGATCGCACCCGCGACCGTGCCCAGCGTGCCCGTGAAGTACAGCACCGCCAGCGCCGCCGCGGTGATGCCGCCGACGATGAGGAACACCGGGCTGGTCAACAGTCCAACCGCGATCGCCGCGACCTTGGCGGAGATCGCCACGGCAATCAGCCCGGCACCCAAAGCCGCCGCAGCACTGGCGGTTGCGCCAACGGCGAGCACGAGGGCGGGGTTCTGTGAGATGAACCGCCCGACCTGCACGATGAGCGGCGTGGTCGCGTTGAGAACCATCATCAACGCCGGCGCGAACGCCTCGCCGATCTTCTGTGTCGCGCGGGCGGTCACCATTGACAACTCGTCGAGCCGGTCGGCCAGTTGTGCGCCGCCCTTGGCGCTGGCCGTGGTCATCGTCAGCCCGAGTTCGCGGGCTCGGGCTCGCATCTCGGCGAGCCCCTTCGAGCCGTTGGCGAGCAACGGGATGAGGTTCGCACCCGAGCGCCCAAAGATACCCATCGCCGCCGACGTCCGCTGAGCGGGGTCAGAGATGCCCGCGATGCCGTCGGCGATCGCCGCGAACTGGTCATCAGGGTTCATTCGCGACAGGCTCTCGACGCTCAGCCCGATCGCGTCAAGGGCACCGACCGCGCCCGAGTCGCCGTTCGTCGCGGCTGCGATGACCCGTTGCATGCGGGCAACGCCGCCCGCCAGGTCGTCCATTGAGATGTTCGCCTGCTTGACGCCGAGCGACAACTCCGACAGGGCCTCAACGCTCATGCCGCTTTTCGTCGCCATCGTGTCGAGGTCGTCGGCGGCATTCGCGAACGCGCGAGACATCGCGGCGAGTCCGCCGGCAACTGCTGTGCCCATCGCCAGCGACGCGGCTCCGACCTTGGCGACGCCCGACGCGAAAGCGTTCATCCGCTTCTCGGCGTCGCCCATGCCCTTCTTGAACTTGGCGTCCTTGACGCCGAGTTCGACGAACGCGCGACCGGCGCGAATGGCTCCAGAGGAAACGCTCACAGGTCACCCCCTCGGTGCAGAATGTCGCGGAACTCTTGCGGAACCCTCTCGATGCCCGTGCGGAACGCGGGGGCCATGAATGGTCGCGGGGCGATGCGTGCCTGCTTTGTCTCTTTCACACGCACACGCTGGCCCGAGCGGTAGACGTTGCGGGTCGATGTGATGGTGACGTTGCCGCCCTTCTCCAGCACCACCTGAGCCCCGCCGCTGCCGTTGAGCGGTGTGTTGCCCGCAACGCCGCTCTCCGTCCGCGTGTCGTACGCGGCGAACAGAAGCCGCTTGAGCGGGCTCGAAGAACCGCGAACGGTGGGGGGTTGACCAGGGCGCGAGTATCGCGTCCGATCGACCCGCACATCCTGTCCGCCACGCTTGATCGTCACCACCCGGCGCGGACGCACGCGGAGTGATCGCTTGGCGATCGTCCGCGTGAGCAGCATCACACGTCGAATCGCACGCCCACGCTCGGTGGCCATGCGTTCGAGGATGCCGGCGCGGTCGAAAAAACCACGCTTCATCTGCTCAATGGTGACGGTGGGGGTAATCATCGGCGTGAAGGCTCACCAGTCAAAGCGCCCTCAAGCCCCGACAGACGCTCGCGGGCGTCGGCGAGATTCGCCTGAATCTGGACAATGCCCGCCCGCGTCTCGGCGCGGAACTCGCGGAACTCTGAGAGCAGCGTGTGAAGTTCAGGGGCCGGTGCTGCCGCCGACAACTGGTTGCCACCACCACCGGCAACGCTGAGCGTCAACCCGCCGCCCGTGGCGAATGCACCGAGTGCAATGGCGATCGGCTTCAGCCATTCGCGGGGCACGCGGATCGTCCCGGCATCATCGGCGCGAACCCTTCGCGTCGGGGTTGCATTCATGGTCGTCATCGGTGCTCCTTCGGTGAGGGGAACGAATGGTCAGGGAACGCCAGAAGCGGTGCGGAGGGCCTGCCCGAGCAAGTCGCCGAGCGTCTTGCCGATCTCGCCCTGCGTCTCAAGTTGTGCCAGAACCCCGGCCCGCTGGTCGGCACTGAGCGCCGTCCAGTAGGTCACGAGCCGGTCGTAGGCTTCGTTCTGTGCGCGGATGGGCGTGCTCGCGTCGGTGCCGAACTGCACGTTCTTCATGGCGATCTTGCGAGTCGCTGGGTCGAAGTTCACGCTCTCGGCCTTGGCCGTCACGTCCTTACCGCTGCTGCTGTTGAGCGACACGCGGCCGTCGGGGTTGAGCAGCAGCGATACCTCGGTGCTCGCCTGACTGACCCGCCACGATCGGCTCTCACCGTCCGTGGTCACGGTGTAACTCGCCGGGCCGACGCCCCCGCTGCTGATCCGCTCGCCGACGTCGGCCGAACCGGCATCGAACTGGAGCGTGTTCGGGCTCGCGTTGTCGATGCGGGTGCCCGCACCGTCGATCGTCGCCCGCGTTCCCGGCGCGAGTTCAGTCTGGACGCACGCGCCCAAGACAGAGAAGACAAACACGGACACCAGCAGGATCGTCAGTTTCATAGTGTTCCCTTCGTTGCGAGTGACACAAACTCGTGCATCGTCAGTTTCATGCGATTCGATTTCTTACCAGGCATGAAGTCTTCAGGCTTCGCCCGCTTGTTCCCGGCACACCGAGCGACCAGAGCCATGAGGCTGGCCGTGTGCCCCCACGCTGCCTCTCTCACGCCGTCGGCGAACTCTCGGAGTTCCCAGAGTTGGAAGGGGCCGGGATCGACTCCGGCCGCTCCGGCGAGTCGGTAGATGTGCCGCCAGGTATGAAGGTGCTCAACGGCGCAGCGTCGATCTGATCCGCCAGCGCCTGCGCCTGAGCCGCGATCGTCTGATGGACCTGCTCCAGCTTCTTGCCCAGCGACCGGAGCAGCGGGCCGTGGGCCGTTGAGAAATCCGTGAGGGCTTCGATGAGTGCCCGCTGCGCCGCGACGACCGACTCCTCGGAGTCGAACATCTCGGCCCATTGCTCGGGGGTAATCGCCGACGGCGCGATGATTGCGTACGTCGCCGTCACCGATCGCACGGGGTCTTCGGTCATCTTGAGGATGGCCGAAGGACCGCCGAGCAAGTCCACGCCCGCATCCCTCGCGCGTGCGAGAGATGCGACCGTGGCCCGAACCGTGAACGTCTGCCCCCCAAGCCTGAGCGTCGCCATTGTGCAGACTCCGTTGATTGTGTTAGGCGATGACCGTCTGCCAGCCAGCGGTGAAGCCGGTCATCGTCGCGGGCTTCGCCTCGACGGCGATCGTTACGACATTGTTGAGCGGCTCGGACTGGCTGTATCCCGTGATGACAAAGCCCATGCGGAACCACTCGACGCCCGCCACGCCGCCGGATGCGACGGTGCCGCTCGTGCCGATCGCCCCAGTCGAGACGATCAACTCCATCGGCGTGCCGGCGATGTGCGCGTCGCGGATCGTGGTGCGGTCGGTGTCGCTGGCGTTGAGCACCAGGTTGAAGGTCAGGCTCACATCGACCATGCCCGATGCGTAGGTGCGGAACCGGCTCGCCCGGGTCGATGCCTCGGCCGCGTCCGCCGACGACGAGAACTCAACGTCCGCCACGTTGGCGATGACGTCGTAAACCGGGCTCGCGCCGGTGCCAGTGTTGCGGGAGAGAACGTGGCTTTGGCCGATGCGTGCGGACATGGAAATGCTCCTGTCAGATGGTGCTGATCTGGTACGTGGCGGTCATGTAGATCGCCCCGATGTTCTGTTCGCGGAGTGCGGTTGCGTCGAGTGCGCCGGCGAAGTCCGTCGACACGTACGACGCGACGCCCTCAGACGTGGTCATGTTCTTGCGTGAGAGGTACCGGCGAACGTCGTCGGCCTCTTTGCCAAGATCCTCGGACGCGGTAAAGTCGTTGGCGATCCGTTTGAACAACGCGATGCCAACACCCACAGTGTGAAGGTCGGTGGTGCGGGTCAGGGGCTCGACGGCGTACGTCGCCGGAAACACAATGCACACGGTGCCCGCTGGCATCGCGTCTGCGGCCTCGATGTCCGGCGCGGCCTTCAGTCGCATCTCGAATGCGTTGCCGGGCGTCGCCGCGACGAGGTCGCGGCATGCCTTCGTCACGATGTGGGGGATGCTCACGCTCACGCCTGCCCCCTCAGCGCCGTGCGCACTCGCACCGATGCACGTTCGCTGCTGGTGTAGGCCCAGCACGGAAGCCCGCTGTTCGGCATCACGCGATACGTCAACGTCACGCCGCCGATCGTCGTGGTGATCTCGTCGGCGGGTTGCGGGTCGAACCGCACACCGCCGAACACGAGAAGGCTGGTCAGGATGATGAAGTCGTGCGAACGCTTCTCGGTGACGACGCCCGACTCGCCTTGCTCGGTCCAGTCGGTGCGTCCCGACGTTGCACGCACGGTGAGCGTGTTGCCGTTGAAGCGGCGGTAGGTGGCCGTCGACGCCATCTCGGCGTTGCGATCATTCGCCAGTGCGTTCAGGCCGTCGGCCAGAAGGTTGCTCATTGGGAAACCGCCTCCGCGACTCTCGTCACGGGCGGCGGCGGGCTGGGGCGGTGTGACTCAGCGGTTCGGCAGAAGCTCGACAACCAGCGTGCCGGCGGGCGGGTTGGCGGTCGAGCCGTTGGTGATGCTCAGGCGGAACGTCTCGCCAGCGGTGAGCAGCGAGTGTGTCGCGTCAGGGATGCCGCACGTGTTGTAGCCGTTGTTCGTCGGCACGGTGACGGCGTTGTACGTCGTCGTGCAGATCGTGTTGCCCGCGCCGTCGGTCAGGGCGAGCACCATCGTATTGGAACCGTCGACGCCGGCGAACGAGCCGTTGGCGACGAACCCGGCGGAGACGATCTGGCCGCCGCGGGGCAGAGCCGCGAGAACGCGGTCGGCGATGTCAGCGCCGGCGGCGAGGTCTTCGACCGCGAACGTCAGCACCGTGGGGGACGCGGCGTTGACCATGCGGGTGCGAACCAGGGTGTCGGTCGTCGCAGCCGCACGCGTGCAGATCCCGGCGAAGGGCTGCGCGGGGTCGCGGGTGGCCTGATTGGTGCTCGTGTTGTAGCGGACGATGTCACCGACCGCGAACGCGGTGCCCGCGCCCGTGGCCTTGGCGATGTCGAACGTGCCGTCCAGACGGAACGAACCGAGTTCGCTCGCGGCGACGTCGGCCTCGGCGAAGCCGATCAGCGGGCCGGCGACGGTCGGGCGACCGGCGCTGATCGCGGATGCGGGGGCGGTGTTCAAGTAACTCGGCGTGGCAATGTGGGTGGCGCTCATTCTACGGGCTCCTTGGCGGCGTCGTGCGGACGCCATTGGTTGCGATGCAAGGGCCTCGCCCTCGCCTTTGGAATCCCACCGGGCCGACTTCTCGGCCCGGTGGTTTGGTTCACTTCACTCAGGCTCAGGCCCCGGTGATCTTCACAGCACCGCGGGGATCGGCCGCGATCGCACCGAACTCGTACGTGCCGCGGAAGCCCATGCCAAGCTGGTTGGCGTCGGACTCGACGGCCTCGATGGTCGGGGTCCGACGACCCTGGACATAGACCACCTCGAGCGCCGCAACTTCGGCGGGGTTGGCGAACAGGTACCACGCCGTCGTGCTGTTGCCGGTGATCTTGGAGTTCTGGAGGAACGGGGACACAACCGGCGCGAACATGCCGACGTGCGGGTTGCCGGCGGGGGTGCCAGCGCCAGCCGTGGTCGTCTCGTTGACGTAGCGGTCGGCGAACAACTGACCGGCGAGGACCGCATTGCTGGGGCCGACGAGCAGCGTCTTGGGCTGGGCGGCGATCGGCTCGCCGTTGGTGTCGGTGAACAGCAGGAACTGCTGCCATGCCGCGGTCAGAGCGTCAACGCTCAGCACGTTGCTGGAGCCGGTCAGGTAGTTGCCGTTCGCGGTCGTGAACAGGCCGGAGCCCGACGAACCGGCGATGATGCCGATAACGGCCTTCTCGCGGGCGAGGAACGCCGAGCGGGCGATGCCGCGGGGGATGGCTTGGAACGCACCGAGGTCGTCGTTGACGATCTGCTCGCGGGTGAGCATGACCAACTGACCGCGGGTGCGGGCGCGGTTGGTGTAGGACTCCTCGGTCAGCGACACCTTCGGGAGTTCGCCGTTCTGCGGGACCAACTCGGCCTCGCCCGTCATCGTCAGGCGATAGCTGGTGGTGTTCTTGAAGTCGGGCACGTCACGCTCGAGCGCGATGCTCGGGACCACGGACGCGAAGGACAGGAACGAATCGAGCAGCACCTTGTTCGCGGCGTTGCCGAGCAAGCCCGACAGGCCGATGGTCGAGAAGCCGCTGGACGCCTGAATCGTGCCGGCGCGGATGCGGGCATCGAGAGCGAACGCGGCCTTGACCTCACGCTCGCCGACGTTGGAGCAATCCTCGCCGTTGGCGCGAAGGAACGCGGCGACGATGTCGCGGAGGCCCATCGTGCCACGCTTCTCGGCGGCTTCGAGGGTCTTCTCGCCGTACGCCTTGAGCATGGTCTTTTCGCGGTTCGGCGAGCCGTTCATCGCGTTGAACGCGAGATTGGCCTCGATCACCTTCGCCTCGTCGCCGTCGTCGCGATGCACGCGACCGGCCGGGGCCTTCGCACGCTCGGCGCGGAGCACGGCGAGCTCGGTCTGCTCGGGGCTCCAGCCGTTCTCGATCGCGTCGGCAACGATCGCCGGGTGACCCTTGGCCTTCTCGCTCACCGCGGCGATGCGGCGGTACTCGGCGGCCTCAGCCTCGCGGCGTGCCTTGATCGCGGCATCGTTGGAAGCGGTGATGGTGGCGGACGGTTCGGCGATTGGGGCGTCGGCGGTCTTCACGTCGTCGGGCATGCGGTTCTCCTTGTTTGCCGCACGCATGGCGGCGAGTGTGTTCGTGTTGTCGTCAGCCCCAAGGGCGACGATGGATGCTTCACTGAGTTGGACTTCGCGGGCCACGTACAACGGGCCGGTCATCTCGCGGCCGTTGACGGTGACGTTTGCACCGGCCTTGACGTATTCCTCGCGGGTCACGTCAGCGCCGATGCTCGATTGAAACTGATACCCGGCGTCGATCATCGCGCTGATCTTGGCGACGAGGTCGGGAGCGCCGTTGAGTGTGGCCTCAACATGCACGCCCGTTGCATCGACGCGGATCGAGTCGGTCATTCCCGCGATGGAGTCGATGTCGGTGCTGTGATTGAACAGCACTGGGCGGGGCTTGTCGGTGAACTTCACACCGTTGAGGTCGATGATGACCGGGTCGGACCACGAGTACTGGCGGATCGGCTCGCCGGTGTAGAGCGCCATCTTGATCTTGCGTGCGCCGGAGGGCTTGTCGCCGTCCATCGCAACGATCGACAATCCGCCCGTGCTGGTGCGGATCGACTTGATCTCGGCGGGGCGATTCTGGTTGCGTCGACTGTTGCTCACTGCTGAGGCTCCTGTGTGTCGGTCGGATCAGCCGCGGGCTGCGTGACGTTGGCGTACGGGGCGACCATCCACTGCGGCGTGAAGCCCGTCTCGCCGACGCGGAGCATCTGCTCCTTCATCATCAGAAGGTGGTCGTCGATGTCGCGGTCGCTGTTGAGTTCGTCGCTCAGAAGTGCCGTGCCGTTGCGGAGCCGTTCGCCCTGGGCCTTGGCTTCCTTCTCTGGGTCGAGCGCCGCAAACTTGTTCCAGCCCCATGCGTACGGCACGTCCTGCGTGCGGAACACGAGCGGGAACTGCGCCGGGCCACCGCCCCACAGTGACGACAGAAGCATGGCCTCGCGCATGAACTCAACGAACATCGGGGCGAGCACCATCTCGTTGAAGCGTTCACGCTCCACGTTGACGTGCTGGCCATACCGCATGTGATCGAATCGGGCGCTCGAGTAGTTGTAACCGCTCGCGTCGCCGCTCGCGTGAGCCATCGGCATGAGCAAGCATCGAGCACCCTCGCGGAGAAGGTTGTTGCTGAACTCCGAGTGCGTCGCCGTGGGCTGCTTCGCGTCGACCTGCTTCAGGTGCCATCCGCCCGGAAGCGTGACGATCTGGCCGGAGGGCAGGTCGAAGGTATCGCCGGGCTCACCGTCTTCAGTGCCGTTCGGCGCGGTGTCCGTCTCAAGCACCGCGGCCATGCTGGCGACAGTCTCGGCGGCGGTGACCGTCGCCTTCGTGTACCGGCGGCGCGCGGCCATCAGCCCGAGCATGGTCGCGACTTCAGAGAAGCCGCGGACCTGTCCGGGGCGATCCATGCGGAAGATGTGGAGCATCTTGCCCGCGTCGATCTTGTCGGCGTCGAGCGGATTCGCACCCATGAACTTGTCGCCCGGATGCCACTTGAGCACGTAGTACTTCGTGACGTTGCCCCACTCGTCGAACTCCAGACCGGAGTTGCGGGTCGGGGACTCGTCGAAGTTCTGCGGGTGCTCGACCTGGTCGGACTCGACGAGGCGGACGTCGAGCTTCACGGGGTGCGGCGAGCGTGGGTTGTTCGTGAACAACAGGAACGCTTCGCCGTCAACCTTCCACGCCTTGTAGGCGCAGCGGAGTTTTTCATTCAGTTTGGTCGCGATGACCCATCGCTTCCAGAACATCTCAAGACGCCGGGCCGCGGCTCGCTGATCGGGTGAGGTTGTGAGGATCTGGAGCCGCGGCCCGGTGCCGATCACATCTTCGCACAACGACTCGATCATGCCGCGCAGCACCGACGAGTTACCGACCTCGTATCGGGCGCGGCGGCGTGCCAGGTCGCGCACGTTGAAAGACAGGGAAGCGGTCGGCGAGAGCGTGTCAGCGCCGGCCCAATGGTTGCGATTCTCGGGGGTGCCCTGCGCGATCTCGTAGCGAACCGCCGACACGCGACGGCCAGCCTTGGCCTGCGGTGCCGGGGTGTCGGTTCCGGCCCACGCCGGGAGCGAGATGGAGGTCGCGACGGTCACGAGTGCGTCATCCCCTTGTTCTCGACCGTGCGGCGCTTGAGACACTTGAACGGGTTGGCGGACACGGTCTGCCCGGCAAGGAACCGGAACGCCTCGACAAGTTGAGTGACCGACATGCGGGTGACGCTGCCCTCGTCACCGGACGCGGACTGCACACCGCTGGCGGCGTTCGTCGCGATCTTGTCCTTGATGTCGTCGGTCGTTGCCATTGTGAATAGTGTTGCGAATGTCTGAGTGCGCGTCAACGGATAATCATGCCCCGCGGTGCAATGCTCTCAGGGGGTAAGCGCAGGTATCCGATTTGCCATGCCGAGCCCGGGCGATCCTCGCGAAACTTCACGCGGCGGACCTGTCCCGACCGGATGAGATCGCTGAGGGCCATGCTCACCGATCGGTGCGTGGTGTGCGTGTGAAGTGAGATGCTGAACGCGGTCATCGGTGTCTCTTCGTCGAGCACGTCGAGTGCCAGTTCTCGCACCGTGCGATCGGCGGCGATGATGAATGTGACAGCTTTGGCCTCAAGGCGGGGGCTCGTCTTCTTCGGGCTGGGGCTCGGGCGCGGGGATGATCCAGTCAGGGACGAAAGCCCAGAGCGACCATCCGTGCTGCATGGGGTGGTCCTCACGTGCTGAGCCTCCGGGTCCACGGTGTCACGGTCGGGAGCCCGCTGTCGTCGCGGCTTCCCCAGTCGATGATGATCGCGCCGACCTGCACCTCGCCCGGAATCATCAAACGGTGCGTGTATCGCGTCGGGCCTTGCCATGCGGGCGTGACGAACGCGATCGCCGGGCCGGCACTCTCATCGCGATAGACGCGGCAGACGTGCGAGTGAGCAAGCCCGAGAAGCCGCGTGGGCTTGTGCCCGGCGCGGGCGCGGGCGAGTTGATACTGAGCGAGTGCCGTCCCGAGCGGTGTGGCCTTGAGCCATTCGCGGCTCGTCGTCGGCATGTGGTGTGAAAACGCACACGGGACGTCGGCTTGCGTGAGCATCAGACGATCGGACGCGAGCAACTTCTCTCGCGTCGCGCTGCACGCCCGGTAGTGCTTGGCGAGCCCATCCTCACTCGCGGCCCCGGTGTGTGCCTCAGTTCCGCGGATGAACCAGAGCCGGTTCGCCTCTTTGGCGATCGGGTCGAACGTCTCCATGAACATCTGAACGTGATCGGCAACGGTCGTGCCGTTGATCTGCGTGGCGCGGTGATGGAACCCCTCGATCGCGTCGCCGTTGACGATCACATCGTGCGTGCCGGGCAGTGCGTGAACGTACGCCCACAGGTCCGACCATTGCTTCCACAGCCACTTCTGAAAGTCGTTCTGCCCGATAGGTCCAGTCTCGGGCGACTCGAACTCCGGCGGGAGCAGGCCCATCGACGAGCCGCAGTGCGTGTCGGAGATGACGATTGTCCACCGCCCCGGCGGCGGTGCGTCTTCCCACTCGGTTTTGTTCTTCGGACGCCAGGCCCTGGTGTCGCGCATTCGTTGCTCACAAGATGGGAGGTGACGAGCCGGTGATCGTGTTCACTCGCGGCAGCGTCGATGCTGGCGACGGGCCGACGATCGGCGCGGCCAGTGGTCGTCCGTCGATGTCAACTTGTGCGGTCATCCAGTCGATGTGCGGCGTTGACGCTGGGACCGCGGAATAAATCAGCGGAGCACCGAGCGTGGTCGGCGATGCGGATGCCGAGTAGCCCCACGATTCGTTCGTGTTAGGGGTCGTCGTGCGCGTCACCTCGCGGAACCCGTAGAACGCGCACCCCCGCATCCCGCCCGTGCCGCCGACAACCGGCGTGCGGTTCGGCAATGCGACGAGCGACTTGTCGGTGCCACTGACCGAGGGCAGGGCACTGGTCGTGAACACGCTGTTGATGCCGATGCACGTCTGGAACCCGTCCAAGGTGCGGAACCGGTTGCACACGCCGACCTGCTGGTTGGGCTGCTGGACGATGTGAACGTGCGAGCTGACGAACCCAAGGAACGGCGACGATCCAGTGTTGCAGGTGAAAATGTCAAGGTAGGTCGTGCTGGTCGTCGCGCGGTTCGTCACGTCCCATTCGAGGTAGGTGGACTCGAACAACATGTTGTGGTTGCTGCTCGCAAGACTCACGGCGATGGTTCCGCTGATCGGGAACGTCGCGCGAATGTCGCACGACACGTACGCAGTGTCCAGTTTCGCGCTGAACGCGCTGAGCGTGCCCTGCGGCTGTCGGCACTGGATCAGTCGCGACTTGTTCCACGACGTCACGAGTTCGGCGTTCGGGCGAGTCTGCCCGTCGCCGCGACCGTCAGCGCCGCCGAGGGCGACGTTCGATCCACCGTCCAGCATCGCGGCGCGGTCGATCGTGCAGCGGAACAGGATGCACAGGTCGGGGGCGGGACGGCTCGCGCCGGCGTGGGCGTACCAGCCATCGCAAACGCCGCGGGGCGCGGTCGTCGTGCCGGTGCCGGTGCTATTGGTGCCGAGGTTGATGCTTTTGAGGTTGCCGTAGACCAGACGCTCGCCGACGTACAACACCTCGTTGAGCCCGGCCTGTGCGTACGCGACGGCGGTTGTAGAGTTGCCGCTGTTGTCGCCCTGCGTGAACCCGCACACGTTGCCAGAGAACAGCGTTGTGCCCCCGGCGTCGCCATCCGTGGTGACGAGTTGCCCGTAGGCGTGGTGGCCTGAGTAGCCGATGACGCAGTTCGTCACCGCCCCGAAGTTCTGATCCTTGTGCGTGCCGTGGATGCAGTACGCCTGGCTGACACCGACGTCGGAGTTCATCCCCCAGCCGTTTACGGCCAGCGAGTCAATGCGCCAGCCGGTGATGTTAGGGATGCTGATGCCGCGCGTGTTGCTGATAACCGCCTCAATGCGGCTCGCCGTGTTGAACGTCGCCGTGCGAGCCGATCGGCTACGAACGTGGAGCCTCGCGTTCGTCGTGTCGTAGACCGCCGCGTCCTCGTCGATCGCGTCCATCGAGGTGAGCGCCGCGGTGATCGTCGGTGATGTGCCCGTGCCGAGCCGCCCGTACCACCGGATCGTGCGAGTTCCAAAGCCGAACGCCGCGCCGTCTACCTGGTCGTCCTCGCTGAACAGAACGTGATACACGGTCTGCGACACCGCGCGGTGGAACAGGTTGGCGCTGTACCCGGCGTAAGCACCGCCGAGCGTGTTGCTCACGGTCCACGAGCCCGAGAACGGGGCCAGCGTGCCGCGGAACTGAGGCAGTCGCCACAGGCTCCCGACGTCGTCAGCGCCTGCGTTGGCTGAGCCGCGATAGGCACCGAGCGTGACGTTGGCGAACGCGGGAAGGTTGACTTGTGAGTTGGTCGGGTCTGCCGAGTCGCAGCAGAAGATGTCGCCGCGACGGAACAGCACGGCGATGTTCGGGGCGGTCACGATCGACGCGAGCAGGGTGTTGAGATCCTTCGTGTGACGAACGCCCATCGCGGTGGCGATGGTCAGCCCGTCGCGGGCGACACTACTGATCGCACCCGTCGCCGATCCGTTCGCATCTTGCTGCACGTAGTACGTCGTCGCGCGTGCGACGGGGCACTCGGCCAGCAGGTGCGAGTATGCGCGGTCGACCCATTCAATCTCGGCCGGAGTGCCGGGCGCGGGCAGGGCACCAAATCGGCTGGTCAGATACCCCATGCTCGCTCCTTACTTGCCGTTGAGAATCCATGTGGCGGTCGCGGTTCCGCCGCTGCCGGCGAGCGTCATCGAGCCGATGCCCGGGATGCGCGTCGATCCGAGTTCGCGGTTGGCCGTGAACGTGAGCCCTTGGCCGGGGCGAAGCGTCGCCGCCTCCGCGCCGTGAAGTTCAGGGATGGTCACCAGCAGGTTCGCGGCACTGGTCACGGCGCACTCGACGTAGAACGATCGCGCACGCCCACCATCGGTGACGTGGTCGAAGACGACGGTCGGTGTAGTGCTGATCGCCTGCGAGAATCCGTTGCGTGCCATGATCGACTCCGGTGAGGGTTCGTCGATCAGGTTCTATCGCAGCGAAAGCAACAACGCCAGCCCGAGATGGGGCTGGCGTTGTGTTTGTCTTAGGGCCTAAGCGCGAGAGCGGTCAGCGTGTGAGCTTTATGGAGTGCTGAAGCCTGAGCCCGACGGCGCGGGCGAGGGCTTCGAGGTCGCGCATCGGGAGTTCGCGACGACCGGCGAGCCAATGGTGAAGCGACACACGATGCACGCCCGACTCGCGGGCGGTCTGTGAGATGCCCTTGGCGCGGATGAGCGGGGTGAGTTGGTCTCGGAGGGAGGGGGTGGGTGGTGGGGTGGTGGTCACTTGGCCCACTCGTACCCGGCGGCCTCCATCTTCGCCGCGTCAGCAAGGCAGACGACGTAGTAGGTGCCGTGCTCACCGAGCATCACCGCTCCGGCGCGGCTGCGAGCGGCACACAAGGTCGCCAGCCGCAGGGAGCGGAACGCATCGGGGCAATACTTGAGGCCGAGGGTGGTCTGAATGTTCTTGGCGGTGGTGTTCATGCATAGAGTGTAGCGCCACCGCTACATATGTCAAGCCCCTTGCCGAATATCTCGGGGAACCCCTGGGCCGCTCACTTTGGGAACACCTTTGGGAACGTGACCTCCCACGAGTAGAGGTCAAGCCCGCGGCACAGCCTGTCGGACTTGTGGCAGCGGTAGACCGTGTGCGTCATCGCGGTCTCAAGGTCAATCTTGCGGACCCGCATCATGCGGCACACGATGCACCAGTTACGCTCACGCTCGGCCTGTTCCTTCGGCGTCGGCTTCATGCTCGGGCTCCTCTCGGGGTCACGGGGTCCACTCGGCACGATCAGCCCATCCGCTCCTTCGTCGAGAACTTATGCCCGCAGTGGTGGCATCGTCGCTGTCGGCGTGTGAACGCGCCGAGCCGGTCGCGACCCTTGACCGTGAACACCGCCGGGCAGTGGTCACACCCACACTTGCGGCAGTGCACACCCTCGCGTTCGTCGGGCTTCGGCGGCGGTGGCGATGCCGCCGGCAACGTCGCGGGCGTGAGTTTCGCCACCGGCACAAGCACGGTCGGCAGCACCTTCGGAACTTCCCTGTTCATTTCCGGCTCCTGTTCATGCGTTCGGAGAACTTCACACGCTGGCGGACTTCGACAACCCCGCCCGTCTGGTCGAACAACCGCACACCTTCGATACTCGCCGCGGTCGCGCACCCCACAACGCAGTCCCACCAGTGATTGTCGCGACCGGCAACCGGGCTTGACCACTCATCAACGACGCGACCCTTCGCCTCCACGCGGGTTGGGCGCTCCGAGCAGATGTGGTCGACGAGCATGTCGTGCAGGGTGGCCTGTGCACCGAGCCGCCCGAAGAACGACAACGCCCCGCGGTCACCGATCGCCGTCCGCATCCGTGCGGCGACGAACGTCTTCCAGAAGTTGGTGTCCATCATCACCGGCGCGGTGCCCCGCTTCTGTCCGCCCGTGATGATCCACCCCGGCCCGCGGCGCTCGCCCACCTTCACCGCCCACCGCTCGATCGGTGCGTCACTCGCCTTGATGCCACGCCCCGCTCGCGGCGTGAGCACCGATGCGTGTGTGCTCACGCGGCACACCTCGTGCACAACGTCGGTCGAGATGCCCCACTGGGCATCGATCAGGCAGCGGGCGATGCGAGCTTCGAGCCCGTCCTCGCGCCGCCACGCACGCGAGCACAGGTCGTCGGTGAGTTCGATGAGCCCCGATCGGAGTCGGGCCTCAAGCCCCATGCCGGGATACTTGCGGCTCAGCGTCTCGCGCATGTCGCGGAGGGTGTAGTACCGATCCGTCTGTGCGGGCCAAGTGCCGTAGGCGATGACCGAGCCCGAGAAGTCTTCACCCCATGCGCACACGGCGTACCACAGCGATTCCTCCTGCACGTCGACCATCGCCGTAAGCCTGGTCGTCGAGAGCGGCATCACCGCGACGTCAAGCCCCGAGAGTCGCGTCTTGAGTTCCGCCGGCTTGAGCGTGTCGGTGTTCTCGGCCTCGTGGTCGATCGGGTCGTTCTGGAACTCCGACTGGAACGCATCCTCGCCACGCTCGACGCGCAGGTTGTACGCGTGCTGAATCGCCGACAGGTCGTCTTCGAGTTTCCGCTCCGGCCACGCGACCACCGCGCCGGCGTCCATCGCCTCGCGGTGCTTGGCGTAGTGGTCACGCGCTCGAGTCCCGCACGGCGACTCGGCGACGTCCTCGCGGCGGAGGTCACAGTACAGCCGCCACAGATCCTCACGATCGGGCCACGAGTAGATGAGCTTCATCCGCTCGCCCTTCCATTGGGGCGACGTCTTCGGGTCGAGCACCTGGTCCGCGGCGTCGCCACGTTCGATGACCGTCACCGCGGCGAACCCGGCGATGGATTGCCCGGGACCGGCGAGGCCCAAAATCGCGCCGTTGATCGTCTTGATCCGGTCACGGCACTGCGTCACCGAGCGTGCCGATTCCTCGGTCTGCGGGTCGTCGATGAGAACGCAGTCGGGGCGGATGCTCGTGCCGTCCGCCCGCGTGTGCTTCATGCCGCGGATGCGTCCGGTGATCCCCGCGACGCGAACCGTCGCTCCGCTCGACTTCGCGCCCGGGATCGTGGGCAGAACGATCGCGTCGCCAGTCCATCCGATGTGCGTCGGCGAGCCTTCGAAGAGTTGGCCCTTGGCCCGCTGGGCGATTCGCTCCAAGGCGCGGATCGGGTGGCACACCTCGGGGAAGTCGCCGGCGAGCGTGTCGTTCGTTTCCAGTGCCGACTTGATCGACTCCAGCGAGTTCGTCGCCGAGCCCGCGTCAGCGCCCACGAGCACGACGAACGACCGATGCCCGTAGACCAGCACCCACACGGTTGCGGCTTCCAGCAGCGATGTCTTGCCTGAGCCGCGGGGCATCGCCAGAGCGAACAGCCCGCCGTCGATCGCCGTGGTCTGGATCTTGGCGATCGCCCGCAGGTGGTCGAGTGACCATGCCAGGCGGAAGCGGTCGGCGAAGTACGACTCCAGAAACAGCCGCAGGTCCAGACGGCACGCCTCGCGAAGGTCGGGGTTCACAACCTTGGGAAGTTCCCCAATGTCGCGGCCAGTCCGGGCGAGTTCCGCCGCCCGGTCGCGAGCACGTTCCTTGACTGCTTCGTACCCCTTGAGGGGGGTGGTGTCTTTTGGCTTGCTCATGTTTCAAAACTTTCTGAAAGTAAGTGACACCACGTTTTGGGTAGTTCCCTATGGGCTTCTCCC